CGTCTTTATCCTCCGAAGAAACAAGAGTACCTTCTGTAGAAGCATTATAGTCAAATGATTTCAAATATTCTTGTAAACTAATTGTCGCTCCATCTGAGCCAGTTCCATCATGATTGTCCATCCAAGCATCAAAAATAATATAAGGCTCTGGCTTAATCGTATTTTCTGGTTTATTAATTTTATAAATAATTGCGTCTTTAAAATTACTATCTGTTGGTGCCTCACCATTAAATACAGAAACTTTAGAATTCCAAGCAATAGGATAACTACGTCCTTCTGTATCAAAAAATCTATCTGGAACTTGTGCTACTGAACGAACTCCAGACTCAATTACTAATCTCCATCTATAACTATGTCCAAGAACCTGTCCTGTTCCTTGAACTCTTGTACCATCTACTACCTAAGACTTAGGTAAAAGTCCTAAGTACTCATTAATCTCACTCTTATCTTCTTCTGTAGCGGGGAGCAAATTACTAATAACATGCTCATTGGGTTCATTGCTACTTCTAGGATAAAAAGCTTTTTCCATTCTATCAATCCTTTCAACTGGATTTTGGCAGAAACAAGCTTCTGAATTAATATCAACAGTAGCATTATTCCAATCAGCACTTAAAACGCCGCCCCAGCATAAACCAAGAGAAGCAGGCGTGCAAAGTGCATCTTCAAGTGTTATATTGATTTCTTTACCATAATCCCAGTTAATAAGTCTAGAATTACCAATGCCGCCTTGCGCCCAAGTGCTTTCTGCGGTTTTCTCAATTGTGGAAACCTTTAAAGTATCAAGATATAAAGCAGGCATATAATAAACATCGCCGCTGCCGTCTGTCTTTTTATGAATACTATATAAAGTTACTTCGGCAACCTCTTTTATACCATATTGGTCAAAAATATTCAAACTCCTTCACCTCACGAGTTTATTTTTATTAGAAAAAATTGGCTATTGAACTATTAAATTCAATAGCCAATTTCATTAGCTTATATTAATATTCAGTTGCTCCGATATACGACTCTTCATCGTCACCGTCTGCACTAACTTTAAATAATTCAGCGTCATCAAGTAAGTTAAGGTTTTCTGTACCCTTAACCATTGTAGAACCATCGTTCTCTTCTTCATTCTCTACTACGTCGTACTGAATGAACTTGACCATTACTCCATCATCAGGACGAAGAACAGTACCATTCATATCAAACCAATTTTCTTACGCGGGTCGTTAATCCGCTCTCTATGTTTCCATAGAAGTTGAGACTATATCTTCACATTTCTGTGATTGCTGTTTCGAGCTTACTTAAGCCCTACACCGCTACACTCATCACGGTTAGTCGTTGAACCTTAATCTAATTTTAGATTCTTGGCTGCTGATTGCCCAATCCTAATAATTTTTAAACATTCACGCTTAGAATTGCTTCTTACGTTGTAGTTTATTAGGCTCTAAGGGGTTTCCAGCAATTAAGCAATTTTTACAGTGGCATTTGATAGTACGTTTACCACTGGATCTCCATCTGCTTCAAGAGTAATTGACTGCTCCGAACCCATCTTGAACTGAGGAATAACAAACTGGAATCTCTGGTCTTCACCAGTTTCCTTATTTCTAATATAAGTCTCTCCAGTAACTTTATAAATACCAGGGAACTTATCAGCAGAAATTTCAATCATATTACCGATTGACTGTCCCTCATAAGCAACAGAACGAGTCCATTTCAAGAACACTTCTCCTTCTGCAATTGGAGTACCGTCCTGGTATGGCTCCATTGTAGCTGGGTCAAGGAATACTGCCTGTGCAGTCTTATCTGCCTCAGAAGGAACACCGTTTTGGTTGCCTGCAGGCACAATGAAGCTTCTCTTAGCAGTTACCTTTTCTGTTCTATCAATAGTTTTAACATCTTTAACTCCTTTACGGAAATCAGAACCCTCATAACTACCAAATACAGCACTCATTGAAGCGGGAGAGAAGAGAGCATCTTCAAGGCTAAGAGTAATTTCTTTACCATAGTCCCAACCAATTAAGTTTGCGTTGCCGCGGCCGCCAGTAGCATAAGTTTCCTCTGCTGTCTGCTCAAGAGTTGTAACCTTCATTGAATCTAAGAACAATACAGGTACATATCTGTTAGTTGTTTTCTTAGTCTTATGAAGCTTTAAGCTACCTACTGTACAAGTAGCTTCAAATGTCTCGTTATTAACAGTAATATCAGTTGTATGAATAATACCATTAGCAACAAGTGTTTTAGCCTAAGAGTTAGTTACATAACCCTTATCATTTACCATCCAAGCAATTTTGTTTGTATTGCTTGTACCGTGACGATTAACAACAAAGATTAAGCCCTTATCTCCAAGAATTACTAATGCAAGATATTCAACACCTTTGAAAATCTTATCCTGATAATAAAGAACATTGCCTTTCTTATCTGTAAATTTAAAGATACCTTCCTTATCAAGAGAAAGCTTCTTAAAGTTTTTATTTCTCAGTAAGTAAATATAAGCACCAGCCGAAGTATCTACAGAACCATCTACCTTAATATAAATAGCTCTATTAGAAGACTTGCCGCCATTTGCTACATCGACTCTAAGAGCCTTACCAAATGCCGCACCAGAACGTCCAATATCATTTACTGCGTCTGTAACATCTGCCAAAGGATATTCAGAAGTAACTGCTTCTCCCTTAACGTCAGTAGCGTCTGCTAATGTTCCTGCATTATCAATACCATATTTATAAGTGTTTGAAGTATAACCATCCTTGACAATATCTTCTTTTCCAGCGTCTGGAGTTTCCTCAGAAGCAACCTTATAGCCGCCAAAGATAGAGTCAATACCCGCTGTGCCGTTAGATTCACTAGCGTCAAGAATTAATTTCTTCTGTCTCAAAGCATCAATAGCATCGTTAATACTATAATGTACACCATCGCTCCACATTACTGCGTCATCAATTGCGTTATCTACATTATCTGTGCCAACGTACTTTTCATAGCCATTCTCTCCAAAGAAAGTAATCTGACCTACACCCTTACGTTTTACATAATCTCTACCTAAGAATTTAGGATTATAATAACCCATTTCGTCTTCAACTACAAGTTCAGCATAGTCATTATAAACTACATCATAAGCCTTAGCGTCTACGGAATCCTTAAGCTGACTAATAACATCATTTACTTCTTCTATATCATATGTACCATCGTCAAATTTTCCAACTAAACCTACAACTACAATCTGTTCTGTAGAATAAGGTGCTGCCGCAAAATTATCATCGAAAGTAATTTCACCAAAAATATCATCTGCGTTTTCAAATATGTATCTTACACCAGTTTTAGAAATAATATTCTGTCTCTTAGCAAAAAGCATACAAATTTGTTCAGCATAACTATATTCGTGTGTACCGATTTCATAATCTGGGTCTGGAGTTGTTGAAGTTGTATTATTGTAAACACCAGTTGCTTCCTCTTCTTTATTACTAATTGTAACTTTAGCATTTACTAAGAAAGTACCAACAGAATTATAAACTGTTTTATCGTCTACCTCAACTTCCTCTGTATCAATTTCATCAATTGTAGACTTATCAATAACAATATCGTCAGACTCTACTGTAACCTCAACGTTCTCATTAGCAAGAATATCTGCTAATTTTGTTGAACTATAAGTTACACCAGTCTCTGTCTCTTTTGCTTGGCTAAGTTCTACTGTGAAGCCCTGAGATACTGCGCTATCTTCATCTGTACCAGTCGAAACTTCCTCGCCTTTTTCAGAACTGAAAGCGTTTTTAAAGATAGTAACAAAATTATCTTTAATATAAGGAACTACGCCTTTCTCAAAGATTTCGTCATTACCTTCTAAGCTATCTCTTGACTCTGTATAAGTGATTTTAATTTTTGTCTCTAATGTCTGAGAATCATCACAATCATAGTTAGTTCCTCTATTGATAGTAGCATCTGTAAAGACATACGCCTTAAAACCGTCTTCCTCACCTGCTCCATCAACAATGGGGTAAACATCTCTAAGTTCGAGTGCGCCTCTCAAGATTGAACTTGCGGCGATTTTTCTCTGAGACTCATATGTTTCTTCTTTTTTCTCAATACGGGAAAAAGTAATGTCTGCGACTTCCTTAATACCGTACTTTTCAAAAAGGTTTTGAGTAGCCATCTTTCTTAACCTCCTTATTCATCTTTGGAGCTTTCACCCCAATATTTTGTTTTCATCTTTTTACCATCTGCGCCAGCACATAGCATTTGAATATCCTAATCCCATTTTTCCTTTAGCTAGTACCGACGTATTAGATTATAAAAAGAAAATAAAGTACATTTCTGTACATCTATTCCAAAGACATCTGCTATTTCCAATAAGTCTAGTAAAGATTGCCCCTCACCATTCTTTTTCTATGCCTATTTTCTTTTAACAGCTGCTACTTTTTCTCTTAAAAGTCGCATTTTCCTTTGACCAGGACTTTCATCTTCTGGTGGCGGCTCTTCCATATCTCTTTTATTCTAAATTCTTAAGATATCCTAAAAATCTCTAAAGTTCTTAGAAGTTATAAGTCGCCGCTCTTCTGGCTTGCCTATTAGTATAGAATTAATTTTTGGAAGAAGTAGAATTTCTTCCTTTATAAAAGTAGAAAAGACAGATTGAAGTTCTAATAAAAACGTATCATCCTATTCAGCACTCATTAATAAGTAACTAAGTGGCTCAATTTCTTCAATTGGAACTTCCTTACCAGTTTTTTCTTTTATAATTGCAACAATTTGAGTTTCGGTTAAGAGTAGTAAACCTAATTTACCATTATAATTATTAACACCCATTTCTACGATTTCTGATATTGTCTTGGGATAAACATGACATACACCAGGTAAAACACTAGGCTTACCTAAATAAGCCTAAAGTTTTATATCTTCAATTTGATTAGCTGAAAGCATTTATATTAAACCTCATTGAGTAAGAACCCATTTCTTCAGTTAAATTTGATAAAGTAAAACCTTCATAAGTAATTTCCCCTAAACCATTAATTCTTTTATCCTATAAGGACTGCCGCACCTCGGACATTATAGCAAAAGGTCGAATTGTGTCGCCCGCAATTAGCCATTCTTTAAAAGGACAAAAAATATTAACTAAAAGAGAAATATTCTCATTATCTGGATTAGCAGAAGAAATCACCCCTTCATCAAACATTAGAACAATTTTTGATTTTGTTGTCTAATCCTCTGTCGTAATTAAAGGAGTTACTCTAACTAATTTATTTAAGAAACTTAATCCGTCTAATTCCTATGGGTGTTTTTCTTTATTTAATGGGTCTAAATCTGTATTTTCTAAAAGCATTAGTAAATTCTAATTTGCTAATAATTTTTTAGCAACTTTTATTAAATTAGGGCCTAGTTCTTGTCCATATTTAACTTTTGAATCCATTTTATCACCTACCATTCAAGAAGAAATTAGTATCTTCTCCAACTAATATATCTTCTGAGGAACGCGGCTCTTCTTCTGTTTTTAATTTTTCATTAACAAAAGTATAAGCAACATTTTTAATACTTATATCATCTTTACCATAAATTTCCCAACCACGATTATCATAATTAAAATAAGTTCCTTTTACTAATAATTCTGAATTTGCTGTTACAAAACTTCGATTATTATTAGGTTCTCTATAACCTGTGCCGCCCTAGTAAAAAGTATCTTGAATAAAAGAATTTGTAGCACTAACAAATTTAACTGGAATTGTTTTAATAGTATCTCCGTATTCATTAGTAAAATTAATTTCACTATCTAAACAAATACATTTATAAAGCTAATAACCTACAGTTACATTATCTTCAACAAAATAAACTAGCCAAATTTTATCGTAATTTTTATCCTTAATTTTCTAATGAATTTTAAGAACATCGCCTGTCTATAGGGCCGCGGCACTAAGTGGCATTAACAAGTTACTAATTAAATTACTCTCATTCCATTTATTTGGCTATAAAGAACAAATAATATCAACTTGTTTATCGTTAATACTATAAAGTCTAGCCTAATATCCAGTTTTCTTAAGAAAAAGCTAATTAAATTCTCTTTCTTTTCTAGTCTAAGTTCTTTCTTGTTGGTTATTTCCATCTCTATTCATTCTTTTTAAATAAACATCTTCAAAATAACTCATTACACATCAATCCTATCAAATAAGTTCATACACTCAAAAATTGTTTTACGATAGTATTTGAAAGACAAATAGCGGCAAGCCGCAAGTTTTGAATATAAGGTATAATAATCAATAGTCTTATTATCCTCATTATAGCCCTATAACTCAATTAAAATTGTATCTAAATATTTTTCCCATTCGCCATCTTTTTCTCGTTCACGAAGAAGCCCATAGAGTTTCTTCTTCATTTTTTCTCTATAGGCTTCATGAACTATTTCTTGTTTATTTATCATCATATTATCTCTTGCCGCCTGCCAATTTACTATATCGGAAAGATTTTTTCTTAGGAGAGCGATAATACATTCTTTCTAAATGCGCCGCCTCCTCAAAGGCTTGAGTTTTAAGTTTCATAAAATTACTAAGTAAATTGGCTTGGGAAAAATCTTTTTCATCATACTAAGTTTTAATATTTTCCCAAGAGTCAACTGTTCTATTTAACCACTCATACTTCATATAAGTAGCAATAACCTAAATTTCATCTTGGGTCATATTGATGTCCTTAAAAGATGATGTCTCTTCATCTATTTCTAAACTACAACGTGGAAATTTAAAATAAGGCAAGGCAGAATCTAAGAAGGCACGCCAATCTTTTAAAAACCATTTTAAATCTTCTTCAGAAAAGCAATGTGACCAATCATCTTCATTTACTTTTGCTAAAAAAGCATCATAAACATTCATTAATGTTATCATAATAACCTCCTATTAAGAAGATTAACGTCCATTATATTTTTGTGCTAATCTTGCTCTTTCCTCTTCTTGTCTATCTATTTCTTCCATTTCTTGAATTCTAGAAATTGTTTTTAAAATATCTTTTCCAGTTATCTCCTTTAAAAACGCACATTTCTATCCATCAATTAATTGAGTTTCTACCGCATAAGAGATTAAATTATCAATCTGTGTTCTAGGAAGTCTAGAAACATCTCTTTTAAATTCATCAATAGGTTTAGTAGTCATATATTCTTTCATATCATCTACAGTAAGAGCAATAATATTCTATGGCTCTGTGGCATCTTCAGGCTCTAGTCCTAAATCAATTTTATCTTGCATACTAGTAATATAAAGCATTCCAGTATCAAACATATGCTTTACTCCATTATCCCAAAGTAACTGAGAAACAGTATCAAAGGGAATAGCCTATTTCTATCCTCTCTTTAACCATCTACGATTTACCCCATATTCGGGCTTTTTAATTACTACTGTAGCATTTACCATGCTTTCAATTGAAACCATTCTATTCTCCATTTTTATTTTCCTCCTTTTAACTCAAAAAATGGTGAGTGAGTTACTTTCTCTCACTCACCATTTCTCATTGGTTTACTTAAATTTTATTTTAATTAGCCATTAGCGACTGTTTTATTTACTACCTTACCAGTAGAATTCTTAGGGTTTACCCAATCTGCTTCAAAATTAGTAGCATATTTAGTAGGATAAATATCTGGGTCTTGCAACTCAGTATTTACATAAACGCACCAGTCATAGTTGGTAAGAATAGCTACGCCAACTCTCTGATAAACTTCTACTTCCATGCTTCTATCTCTATTCTTGAAGTCATCAATCTGTGTATCGCCCTCGAATACAATCTTAACTGGCTTTGTTCTTCCATTCGGGAAGATATAAGCTGTTGAAGGATTAGTAACAGTAACTTCATTTGTCTCATCTGTATAAGACTGCGGCATCTCAACAATAGGATTACCTCTAAATGTCTTAATTCTACCATACTGAGCAATTTCCTCAATATTTCTAGGATTATAAACAGGTGTAGCAACACCAGTTGAGCTTGCGTTCCAAGCCATAGGAAGACCAATTGCATCCGGTCCCATTTCAGCAACGAACTCTGGAGTAGCAAAAATTGTTACACCGCCGTTACCATAAGAGCCTGCTACTGAACAAAGCTGCTGCATAGCATCCGAATCAAAGCCAGCAACGATTGCCTTATTCTTAGCTGGACGATCCTGAGCATCCACTGCCGCGAGAAGTGCTCTCTGAATTTCACCATAAATAGCTTCCTGCAAACCTTCTAAAAGAAGCGAAGTAGAATCTGCAAGGTCTTCGTCACCACAAGTATATCTCTCAAAATCAACATAGGCTGTGCCACCAATTGCACGTCCTCCAACCTCAAAAGTATTCTTATCAAGTCTAAAAGACTCATAAGCACCAGAAAGACCAACTGCTGTAACGAACTGCTTAGCACGTCTACGACCAGTTGTAATAACAAACTGAGCCTTCTGATTCAGAGGAACAGTCTTAATCTCTGCGAAACTTCCCATAAAGTCTTCTACTGCTTTAGGAAGAATTTCTGTATAAGCTTCCTGCATAATTTCAAACAGGTCAAGCTTGTTTCTACGATAGGAATTATAATCATAAGCAATCTTATGAATTTCCTCTCTAATTGATTCATTTACATCATCAATCGAATATTTAGTAGGATCGGGAGTTCTTCCAAAGAAAGAGCATACAACCAAATCCTTAATAGCTTTTGTATCTGCCATATTCTTTCTAACCTCCTTTACCATTATTCGGGTTTATTAACAAACTGAATTTTAAACGAAAGCGTTGTGTCTGCGTTTGTATAAGCCTGAGTAATCTGAGCATATACATTACCAAGTGCATCAGCAACATCTGCACCAATAACAAGCTTACCATTGGACTCTGCCGTTACATAAGCATAAATAGGCTTAGTAGGCTCATCCTTCAACTTCTCCTTAACATACTTATACATCTATACAGAAGGAGATTCCTTACTGTCTTCTTCTGCTTTGAAGAAGCTTTCATCCCAAGCTACTGTATTAGTACAAATTCTCATACCAGGCTCAACATAGCCGATTCTAGGGAGATACTCTCCAGCGATCATAGCAAAGTTTCTACGACCAGGAGTAAACTAGTTATAAATCTTCTCTGTTGAATAGTTGATACCCATAGGATAACCTAACTTACTCATAGCTTCATTAGGAATTGTAGCAGTTCTATTCTGCTTATCTACCATTAAAAATGCTCCATTTTCTGCATAAATCTTGCCGTCTTCTGCTTCTGCAGGAGTCATAGGAAAATTAGAAGCAAATTTCTCTTCGTCAAGGAAGCACTGAGCTTCAATTTGACCAGCTCTAGTAAACCAAACCTGGCTAGGCTCGATCTGTCCGAAGCCCTTACAATCAAAAAATTTAATTGACATTACTTACTACCTCCATTTTTATATTTATTAAGAATTCTCTCCATACCAGTCATAAATTTAGTATCATCTGACTGTTCACCTTTAAAATAACGGTCTGGCTCTTCGTTCTTATTAAAGATAGTTGGATTACTCTTCGCCGCGGCATAGCAAACTTCTTTATCAAAGTCTTCTACAGAATAATTTGCCATTACTCCTCTGAATTCTTCAATTTTAGCGTCTGTTAAATGCTCTGCGTATTCTAAAAGAATAGCTTCTTTCTTCTCTGTCTCAATTTTAGACTTAAAAGTAACTAACTCTTCTTTTTCATTATTTAAGTCAACATTTGCTTTTTCTAATTCAACTTTTTCAGCTTCTAAAGCGGAATACTTTGTTTCTGCTTCTGTGATTATAGCATCTTTATCAGCGATAGTAGTATTATATTCCTCTACTTTAGTATTATAAGCTGTTTCTGCTTCTGTAATCTTAGAATTAGCTTCTGTAAGACTTGTATTAAGTGTTTCAATTTCAGAAGTTAATGATTCAACTTTTGTATTAAGTTCTGTATAAGAAGTATTTACTGCTTCATAACTTCCGTTACCAATTGCCTTCATTGTTTCTAAAGCGGCATATTCTGTTGCTGTTACATCAACAATGAAAACTTCAACCTTTTCTCCAATTGAAACTGTATTATTTGTATCGTCTTTAGTATAATAAACTCTTTCAAACTTATTTTCTTTTCTATTACGACAAATAGCATAATCATCATATACATCTAAAATACAGTAATCATATTCCCAATTCTCTTCGTTAAAATTAGGATTTAATGCTGTAAATAGAAGGTCTGCTTTTTCGTTATCAGAAAGTCTAAATAATGTCATATCCATTTTTGCTTTCTCCTCCTTTTCACTAAATTGTTTTGCATAACCAACTAAGGTTTTATAATCCTCAGAAAGCTTTTCAAACATTAAATTATAGAAGGCCGCGCCCTCAAAGCAAGGTTCTGTTGTTGTACCTAATGCTTGAAGACCAAATAAACTGCCTTTATAAAACTAATAATATGGTTGTCCATCTGCTTCCCAAATTTTCCATTCTCCATTAAAAGTATATGGATTAATTTCCATTGACTAAGATGAACCTGGTATCATCTTAGCTTCATTATAAAGGGAAGTATAAAGCAGAACGTCTGCACAAGCGTATGTTCGAGTAACACCATCAGTATCAAGATGGTCTTCCCAGGCAAAGTTTGGTTCTGCCATTACAAGACCATAAATTTTGCCTTCGCTATTCTTTTCTCCGTGTCCCTCAAAGTCAACTTCTTCATTATTAAAAATTCCTTTTATTGGGGCATAAGGGAGAGAAGAAATTAACTAATTTGCAAATTCTTCTGATATATAAGTGCGATTTCTATTAAGACCTTTATAAAAAATTCGTACTCTACATTTAGACTTAGAATCATCAAACTACTCTAAGTTACCATATAAAGATACATTAAATTCTAAAGGTACTTTATTAAAATCCTACATCACTCATCTCCCTCCTCTTCTTTATTATTTTTATCCTACTCTGTGCCGCCATCCTTGGAATTTGAATTACTATTATTATCTTCATTATTACTATCATCTTCATTACTATCCTCTTTATTATTACTATCTGACTTAGTATCACTAATAGGCTCTCCCTAAGTTTTACCAGTCTAAGTATAAGAAGACTGTAATGGTTTAAGTATTTCATCAAGATTAAGTAAATCATTCTCTAAGGCTTTTAAATTAATAAGACTAGTCTAATCTAGTCCAGTAGACAAAATAGGAATTAAGAAGCTATATCCAAACGAGGCAAGCTCGCGAGCACGTGATGTGTAATCTGCACTATTATATTTACTTAAAGGTAAAATAATAAATTTAAATTTAATTTTCTTTGTTTCAAATTTATAATTAAGTAAAGCAGTAAAGAAGTTAGCAAATTTCTATCCCAAAATCATCATCATTGCCAAATCATTATTAGCGGAATATGCTAGGCCGGCTTCTGTAGTTGGAAAGAAAAATTCTTTCGATATACCAGCAGACTCATAAATTAAATCTTGCATATCTTCAATTTCAGTCTTTTCGTCATCATCACTACTTAAGTCTAATAGTTCAATATCATTATAAGTAGTAACAACGTCAACATCTGAATTGTTAGCAAGCATATCAAGTACACCTTCGTGCATTTCTTCCGCTTCATTAGGCTCGAATACTAACTTCATTCCATCGAGCGGCACTTGCTAAACTAAAATTCTTTTTAAAGCTTGCTTATTTCTTTCTTTATCTATTTCTTTATAATCGTCTAAATCATCTAACAAAGGAATTAAATCTAAGAAAAATGGCCTTTCTTCAAAGAAATTAAAATAAATTCCCGTCTCAGCAGGAAGGTAAATCCATTTCGGACCATTTTTATATTTATAACTGTTATATCCTTTCTAAACTACCTTTGGATAAGTTTTTAAAATTTCTTTTCTTAATGCTTCGTCTCTAATATTATCATCAAAAAACTTCATATTAAATTCTACAATATCAATATCCTAACTATTTTTAAAGCGGCTGCGGCAATAATCAAAAGGTAAATCCTAAATTACTACATTTTCTCCTTCATCATGAATAAGTCCATAGTATGCACCTTTAAGTAAAACGTCAGTTGCAAACATAGTACATTTTCTTTCAATTTGAAAAGTAGTTAAAAATTCCGTAGCATCATAATAACTCTAAGAATTTTTCTTGTCAGTAATTTTATCTTTCTTATTTTTTAAATAAGGTACGCAAACCCAAGAATAAGTTAAAAAAGTAGAATAATGTAATATAATTCTTTTATAAAGACCACTAGTAGCAAAGAAATACTAAGACAATTCTGCTCTTTCAATTGGATTGCCATTTTGTACAATTTGGTCAATCTAATCTCTAGAATAAAATCTATTTCTATTCCTACTAAATTTACTATCTGTTTTATTATAAGCTTCCTAGGTAGTTGCTACCATTTCAGAAAAAGCTCTTTTAAATTCAGTAAGTCTCTAATTTTTTAATTTAAGTTGCTCTTCTTCTGTCAACGATTCCACCTCCGCTTAAAAATATTAACGACCTCCACTTCTAAAGAATGTTAGCCGCCGGCCCAGTCCACGATTACGTTTATGAGCAATAGCCTCATTTTCTATTTCAACAATTCTATAAACTCCCATCTCTAAAGCTGAGAATTTATCTTTTGTCATTCTTTTATTAATAGGCTCAACTGCAATTTTATTATCAACTCCAGTTGGCTTTGTTTTTAAGTTCATTATTTCGTTAATTAATATCGACGTTAATTCGTGCGGCATTAAGCGTTCTGCTCTTTGTTCAGGCTTCATTCGCTGACCTTTCTTCGTAGCCATTAATTTATCTTTAGCTTTTCTTTCAGAAATTAAAAAGTTTACACAACCCGAATAAACTTTAGTATATAAAGCCGCGTGCATATCACTATTTAATGTACCGTTAGCTTTAATTCCATAAAGAATTTTAGCGGCATTTCTTGGCTAAATTTCTTCGTATTCTTCTCTATTGAAAAAGCCATAGGCCGGCAGAACCTCGCCAGTTGATGGGTCTAAAGTAGGTTTTATCATGCAATCAGCAAATCCAATACCAAGGCCGTTAATATCTATTACAACCTCTTTGGGATGGAATAGTTTAATTAAGCGTTTTAATTCTAAAACCTAATGGTCAAAAACTTTTTCATCTTCTGTTTTTCCAAGTATATATAAATTAACTAAGTTACAAGTATATCGGTCGCCGCCAGGAAATACTTTTAAAACTGTTGCTACAGTTTGACACCCACGTCTTGCTACATCAACACTTATTAAGTAAAAACTTTCAATCCCTTCTCTAACAATTTCATGAGTTTCAGGATTTACTAGTTTTCTGTGAGTGTTAATCTTATCAAAATCAAACCAAGCTTCATTAGAACTTCCTACGAAGCGGCTCATGTATTCTTTAGCAAAGCCTTGTTCGCTAAAAGTATTATCCATTTTTATTTCGTTTAAAAAGTTTTCAGATAAAAGGTCAGCTTTAATTGGAACTCTATAATCAAATCCCCAGATAAATACCTAATCTGGATTAATAATTGCCAATTCCATTAATTCAATTGTTTTATCATAAGCGTAAGTATTTTTATCTGAAGCCGAAGAAATCCACATTTGGACTTGCTATGGTTCGTACGGATTCTTGTCCTGGTTTACCATAGGCCGGTCTACGTTTAACAGCATTATTGGACTATATCATCAACTAATTTCCACTTCTAAAAATTAGTTGGATGGCGCTACGGTTAGTGACAAACTCTAACCTCTATATTAGTCTCTACACGTTCCTTTTTCTTAAAGGCTTCGCACGGGATTATCTTTTTTCAAAGCCTTCCCCGTTAGCACCTTATTAGGCACACCTCTTTGTCTTGAGTTCACCATCTTTTTCAATTAATGTTACCATTAAAAGCCCCCTGTCTCGAGGGAGTATAATTTCATTTATATCGCCCGCATCGTGATCGCGGAACTCGTCGAGTATTCCTGCCGTGGCTCGATTTCCACGAGTTGAGTTAAGTGGTGTCATGACATCCAAGAGTGATCCGTTCCTGAAGGTCAATTTAACGTAATCATTACCGAAGTTACCCTCACCCACAATCTCGTTCTTAAGAAGGGGTAAAAGGTCCCATAGCTAATGAATCTTCTAGTTTCCGATTTTAGCTCCTTGTGCTTTACCAGGAGTACATATAAACACATGAGAGCCAGGCCGGAGCATACAAATTAAATATAAAGCAAGTAAACAAATA